TTGTTATTGATTTATTAAATAAATCGGCTTCGTCTTTTCGTCTGTCCAGTAGATCAGAAACTACTTTGCCTCCGGCTTCATCCCACATTAAAAAGGCTGTCTTTATAAGGTCTGGTGAAGATTTGGCATTAACACGCTTCAACAAAGTGCTTTTTTCTAATGCGCCTGTGCCGACATTAAAGGAAAATGAAACCAGTGCGTTGAATTGATTTTGATTGATAGGTACTTTAACAAATTTATTAACCGCTTCTTCATAAGAAGATACAATGTTGGTAAACATTGAATCACATTCGGCTTGTGTGATGGTATCGCCAATTTTAACTTTCCTACCGCCCGGATAATATGTAAATCCTACCCCTATTGTGGGTATGCCCGCAACATCTTTATAAGCCTTTAACCGTACCCCTTCGTGGTTATATATAAACTCTCTGCCTGCACTATCTATTCTCATTATAACCCGGTAATAGGGCTTTGGAGGCAATAAAAAAGGCTACCCGATGAAGATTAGCCTGATAGTATTAAGTTGCTGAAGTGGACGCTAATACGTAGTATGTAACACCGCTTACTACTATTGGTATTTTGTTAGTTACCGTATTAGTTGATGAAGTGCTTACTGTCGTACCGGTACCTAACTTTAATACATTGGCGGTTAGCGTACCGCTTATGGTCGGGCTATTTGTCCAAGTTGGCGCTGTACCAGTACCATTTGAAACCAAAGTTGAACCTGTGGCTACAGCTGCTAACCTTGATAATGCAGTGGTACCAGAGGCAAATAATAAATCACCTACAGCAAATGTGTTTATACCTGTACCACCTTCTGATGCGGGGATGCTATCGCTGAACCCAATATTACCGTAAATAGTGTTGTTGGTTGCACCATTTAAGTTTAAACCAGATGTTATGTTACCAGATAGGTTATTATTTATTATCGTTGCACCACTAACTGATGCAGCTAATTGAATACCGTAGGTATAACCACTAAATGTATTATTAAAAATAGTTTGAACTGTACCGCTGATAACACTTAATCCAATCGATGTGTCTAAACCTACTGAATAATTATTTGCAATTAATGATACAGTACCACCACCATTGACTGTTATAAAAGATGTTTTGGTGTTTGGAAAAATACCCGTATTATTTATGATTTTTACGCCAGTACCTACCGTTTGGTTGATATTACAATCATAAAAAAGACAACCATCAATAGTGAAATTGGTTTGATAACTATTCTGCCAGTCAATTGCGTTCGCACGTTGGGAAATGAATTTACAGTTTTTTAAGACTGTATTATCTGCGATAATAGCCGAAGCCGGATTACCGCCATAAAATCCGTCCCAGCCTCCGACACAAGTTATATTCTCAAAAGTATTATTCTTAAAGGCTGTATTAGTATATATAGGATTTGCTCCTAATGCCATCAATGCGGCCCCGGTAGGTTGTACATTACCATAAATTATTCCGTCTACAAATCGGTTACCCATCATCGTAGTTGATGTACCTCCGCCTACTCCTTCCTCTACTATGTAACACCCATCATTATTAACCTCTATATTAAAATTTCTAAAAGTGCAATTTTGTGATCCGTTTTTGATAAGTAGTCCGGCACCCGCTTTGTATGCAGTTATGTTGGTACCCATACACTTGTTGGAATATCCGTTGAAACTAACTACGGCTGACTGACTGTTATCTGATGACCTGTAATCATTTGACCTATGGACATAACCATCAACTATAGCACCATTGGCGTTAAAAAATTCGATCCCGTTATTAAAAATACTCTCGCTTTCAATGTGCTTAATTTGTAACCCTTCCATTGAACAAGCATTTAAGTAGTAGCAGGTGTTTAATGAGGTACTTCGCATTACATCATTGAAATATAAATTCATCAATGATATATTTCTGAATCCATAATAGTTATAAACCCTGTTCGTATCCAGTGTAATCAAATTAACACCGTCATAAGTTTGTGTAGTATCAAGATGCTGTTGGTTGTTTACACCCAAGTTAAAAATGTGAACGTTATAACACCCGTTATAAATTTCTTTGTTTACGATGGTTGCAGCGTGTCCGGCTGCGGTAACACCACTTGCTGTATAGCCGGAAACCGCATAAGTTACACCAGATTGCAATTGTAAAATATCTTCATATTTATTAATTCCCTGTAAGGTTAAATTACTTCTTAAAAGAACTTGATTAGTGATCGTTTTACCTTTAGGAATTACGACCGTACCACCACCGTAATAGTAGGATACTGAATATGTTGAACCTGACGTATATGTACCAGTTACATCACCCCTTATTTTGCCTCGCCCGAAATCAATATATAAACCGGCATTCGAAGTAGTATCATTTGTAGTAAAACCATAGGTGTCTATTAAAGTATTCGATAGCTGATACCAAGCCGAAGCTCTAAAATTTTTCATATAGCAAGTCCATCCGGTTAATTTAACCTCAAAAGTTAATGCGATACTTTTAATTTGTGTCCAGTCAAATGCTTGTGAACCAACATAAGAACCCATTAACCTCTTATCAAATGATACCGTTACAAATTGACTGTATAATCTTGTAGGTACAAATGTTCTAATGTAGGTAATTGTCGAATTAATATCAGTAAGCTTTAAAACACAACTCACCAATCTGTTATCGTAATTCGCTATTTGCAAATCAAAATCGAAACAGTCATACATACTTAAATCAGTCGTACCTGATAACGTTTCCTTAAAGCCTGAATAACCTGCATCGGTTGATGCTGAACTTCTGGTGTATAATAGGGAATTGGTACCTCCAGTATCATAAACTACTGTACTATTAGTGTCGTAAGCTACCCAGTTACCTAAAGTATTACCGCTATCAATCATCAACATTGATAAGATTATGTTTTCCGTATAACCACTGTATAATGTGTTGATGGTGGCATTTATATCATTGGAATAATTTGCAGCATAAACTGGTTGAACAGCTGCTACGTTATAAACCCCGTTCGGAACACCGGTTAACGGCAAATATTTACTATCGAACAAAGTGTCGCTTGATGTAATATGATATCCGGCTAACGTGGTTGAAGCTGATGCAGGGCTGAATCCTAAAGCACTGGTGATTTGATTCTCAGTAACACCGCTTGCATTTACAGATATGATAGCTGCCAAATCGGTAAATGCATTACCAACGATTGCCGGGGTAATAGCATACTTTTGATTTTGATTAGTTATTGAGGCGGTGATACCGCTTATGTATGAGTTTATATCCATTTTATTCAAATTCTGTTGTAAAACCCTCAAAAATTATGGGCCGTATGTTTGCTTGTATCGGAATCGTACAAGGGTTAATTTCTCTGGTCTGTCTAACTTTAGCTGTAAAAACCACACCCGATGTGCGATCCGTACCTGATTCGCTGAAACGCTGATAAGTAGTATCAGTGTCCATTAAAAAATCTTCATAGTCATCATCACCGAAAAAAGTTAGAAAGTCATTTGCAATCAATTCACAATCAGAAAAAATGTCATCTTCTGATGATTGCAAATTGGGGTCTTGCATATCCGCTATCATTATTTTAAAAAGGTGCAATATTTCATAACCTTTAATAATGCTGTTTACTGGTTGAATGTGAACCACTTTATAAAGTATATGTGAGTATGCTGCAAAATCAAAATCATCAGCATAAACTACAGAATTAACCTGTATATGATTTTCGTAAAAATCAATAAGCCGTTGTTTTATCTGGTTTAATGTTAGCATTACCTTTTTGAGGTAATAGGCGTACAGGTTTAATATCTACGGTAATAACCAGAATAGAAACCTGTCTTATTAGTTAAACCATCAAAGAAATCTTGTAGGTTTAATGTATTATCCGGCAGATACCACCCTGTGCTTTCACCAGAACTATCTGTAACTGTATCTAAGTTATCATTCAAATCAATTTCCAGATGCTTTATCAGTCGCTGTTTGTAGGTGGCAAATTTGGAATCGTAATTATCTTTTACCTGTTGCAACTCTGCATAGGTCGCTGTTGTAGCGTTTTCATCATTTTTCCGGTTTACACCCTTGTTTGTCAACTTATAATGAATCGGAATAAAACCATAAGACAGGGTACCATAAATCAAAAAAGGCTTAATATAATCTTCCAATAACTCAAAATTGGTATCGGTGATGGTATAACCCGAAATGGTAGATGCGGATAGGACTTCGTTTGCAATTGAAGTATATAAATCATCACCTAAGACTGGTTTAAGTTCCAAATCCTGTACCTCATTGATCGTGTTGGCTATGATCTTTGAATCAACATTAGTTTCAATAATACTATTTGCCTTTATAGTGGTTTCTGATATAAAAAGTGTCTTCATTAAGCTGCGGGGTTAATTTTAACTACGCTGGTCGCAACCCATCTATGGCGGCAATAGGGTGTAGTAATATTGGTATTAGGATTATGGTAAAAACCGCCCCGGTAATCAAATATTGAATATCCAAAAAGCCCTGACATTTGTTCGATATCCTGACGGGTATAGAATTTATCATTAGCCATAATCTTAGCACAAAACGGTCTGTTTTTGTCATCTTCGGGGCCTTCATAGCTATATCTAACTTCTACCCTACGAATGTTCTCCAGGGCGGGCTGCATAGATTTTTCAGTAGGGTTTATAGTAATCCCTTTACCTACATCTGCTTTATTGATAACCCCGGAATCTTCTAAGCCTGTAATGATTTTTCTTATTTCGTCTGCTGTTACCGCTATCCCCAAATCTTTACGTATCGCTGCCTTGATTTGAACAAGGGGCATATTTTTGATACCGTTCTTTATGAGGTAATCAGATATATCTTTTTCATCATCAAATGCTAATTCAATGGCTTTTACATCCGAAAAAGATTGCACTGAATAGCCTAATTTTTTGAATACCCTGAAATCTTGTTTAGCTGATCCTAAGTGTTTAACTTTTTCAAAGTCATCATCTGTTAAATGAGCGAAATTACCAGCGTTGGCAGTGGCCCCGGCTGTTGGCGGTGCGGGTGGTGCAACTTGATTAGGCGGTACTGGTGAACCCACAACGTTTACATCAGGAATATTACCCTTATCGGTAGGTTCTTGTGTTGGTACTGGCTTAACTTCATCAATCAACCTATCGCCATTTAATATCGGTGGTAGTCCGGCTTCATTTCTTATTTCGTTGATGGTATAGGTCTTCATTTTCATAACATCACTAAGAGTTGCGCTGAACAATGATCCCATATCTTTAAATTCTAATTCGCCTAAGTTTATTTCGGCAAACAAGCGATTCAAACCTGATTCTAATTCATTTCTTCGGTTTTTTACAAAGAGGTTCTTAAATATCTCATAGGCTGTTTCCAATTCCGTAGCACCGCCTAATTGACCATCTGTTTTAATACCGAATAGAATAGGCGATACAGCACTATGTGCGGTTAAAATATCCTGTAAAACGTCCTTTTTGACCTCTACATAAGCTTTATCCCAATCAGATGGTGCTATGTTCTTTACATCTGGAGGTAGGCTTGTTGCGTTCTCAAAACCAATAATCATTTTACCACCGTTTTGCCCGGTAAATGAATTTTGTATCTTGTTGGTTATGGCCCGCTTAACTTCATCGTTTGGCGCACCACCTAAAAATGTAATGATTGATGATACGCTAAAGCTGTTTTCAATACTGTTAATTTGAAAGTCCCGGATCGCTATATCCGTTTCAATTGATTTTATTGCCCCTGAATAATCAGGTGTCGGATAGATATTATTTACTGACGGTGAATAAGACGTATAAAAAAACACCTTTGCTTTACCATCGGAATTACTACTTGCTGTCCAAATATCATAACTTAACAATATGTTAGGTTCATAGAACCAGTCGTTTGAATACCAAAATTTACTACGGTCTTTATTGCATCTTATTTTATGTGCCGGGATATGATTATACTGAATAGGCTTGTTTAGCTTATTGTAAATCACTTCAATAGCATAGTAATTGAAGATCAGGTAATCATTAACTAATTTGCTGATGAACTCATTAAATGAATCAGTTGGATTTGGTTTAAATGTTAACTGCTTAGTAGCGCCCTTAAAGGTTAAACCATCACCAATGATGTAATCAATTTTGGAATTGGTAATGCCTTTGTGTAGAGGTGATTCGTTAAATAGCTTTAATAAAAAGTTTGGGTACAGGTTATCCAACCCATACCTCACATATACATTATCACTATTACTTTGTATTACTTCAACTGGCGGTGGCGTTATGTGCTGATTAAACTTCACTATTTCCCTGCTCTCTGTCTGCCCTGTATTAATCATTATCGGAATTGTAGGTTACATATTCAGTAGGCACTGAATTATAGATTATAGGTTGTACTACTGTTGCAGGGTCAATTACTTTAGCTTTACCATATTCTATAGGTTTGCCTAAAGTGGTCTCATCATAAGTAAATACTGGTGATTGATACGCTGCATAAGTGTATAAACCCTGCTCTAAAGAAGTTATTAAACTGGTGTCCAACTTGAACAGGTCGTAACGGTCTGTGTCTAAACTGGTATTGCCTGATAAAATAAATCTTGAAACGACCTGTGTAAAATCACTGGTGAGCACCAAAAGATATACTGCATCGGGTATTGTGGTTAGCTCACTTAGCGTTAGAACGATATCCTGTGTACTGGTGCTTTTATTTAATAATATCATCGCCTACTTTTTGTAGGTAATAGGTTTATCATTAAATAAAAAAGCCCCGCTATTGCGGGGCTGCTAAATGATTAATTTTTAGTAAGTCCATTTAGGGTTGGGCTTCATTTTACCTGTATTAAATTTAACCTTCTTTTCGGTATTCTTTGAATCTGTTACAATTACTTCTTCAACAACCTGCTTTTCTACTTTCTTTTTCACCTTTTTTAATTAAGTATTCTATTAATAATTACATAAAGATAAAGCGCAAAAAATGGCTATCAAAGAGCATAAGCGATGTACGGTACATTTTGAAATCTAAATAAAAAAGCCCTGCTATTACTAACAAGGCTGTATAATTTCGCTGTCTGGCGAATTATAGCTTATCTACAATGGAACCTACGTATGTAGGATCAATGGTTTTTGTAAAACCATCTTCAACACCCGTTAATTTTAACTGATAACCATTCATATCGCTGTTTTTTGTACCAGTATCTTCTGTTACATCAGTAAGTTCTGTGAAGCCATTTAACCCCGAAACAATATACGTACCGCTGCGAAGCTTAATTAATATTGCTACTGGCTGTTGCATCAATCCTTCAACAAATTGCTTCCCAGTTTCTGAAATACTTGAAATTACTATTGTGGTTTCGGTTGAATTTTCAAAAGCACCTGTTGAGCTATCTTTTTTTACAGTACCCTTGAATGAAACTGATTCTTTTAGTGTACCGACTGATACAAATGTTTTACCTGATGCAATTCCGATCTGGCTAACTACGGTTGTTCCTGATGCTACTGCAAAAGTATCGGTTGAACCAGATACAGGCGCAACTAAATCACCATAACCTATAATCCATAATTTTGCAACACCGCCCGAAATACCTCTGCCACATTGTTTAGTATATGCTGTTACGCTTGTACAAGACATATTATATTTTCTCCTTTATCTCGATTAATTACAGGGGCTGAATGTTTACAGCCCCCGGCATAATCATCTTTATTTTATTAATTCTGTATTAAACAGTAGCTACACCAATTTCATTGATGTACACAGGTACAACACCTAAAGCAAAATGGAAGTCCATATATATACTTTGGGTTTCTATTGAATACTGCATAGTTGCACGATCTTCTTCACCTAAAAGGTCGGTACCCATTTGGAATGAGCGCAAACGACCTACAAATGCGTTACGTGTACCTATTAGACCATCAACCGGAACCAATTTGATTGATGTACCGAATAAGATTTTATCTTCTGATGGATGGTATAAGTTCTTTTGTGCTAATGCAACGGTATATTCATTGTACACATCGGTACCTATGAAAATAACTGCATCAGATTGTTCGGTAATTTTTGACGGGGTACCTAAAAATGCACCTTGTAATCTTTCAACTACTGTAGCACCTGTAGCAATTGTACCGCCAGTTAAAACGATATAAGCACCCGCTTTAATTTGTTTAACGAAACCGTCAAATCTGCCTAAAGTGGTTGAACCCGATTGTGCAACAACATCACCTTGCCAAATAACTTTCTCTGATTCCTGTGCGATTTTCAAAGCACGAGCAGACATAATTTCATTTGCAAATAGGGCTTCGGTATAAGTTTGACCTTTAGTAAGGTATTGAACCATCCAAGTGTTCTCCAAAGGCTTGTTACATAAATTCTGTTCATCCTTAATAGGGTGTACAGTTAAAACTGCCTGTGAAAAGTTAGCGTTACCCGTTGGGTTACGACCGCAACCTGTGTTAGCTTGTAAACTAACATCTGTGCTTAATAATTGTAGTGCATATTGACCTTTTACACCTAAAGTTACGCTACCTGCGTCTTTTAAAATGGTAGCGGTTTGATTGCCAAATACGGTATCAACCAAAAGCTGTTTTGATGTTTGGTCTACGTATTGTGGTAATGCGGAAATATTAAATGCCATTTTCTTCTTCTCTTTATCTTTCGTTTATTATCCCTTTCGGGTCATTTTATTTCTTCATCAATCCGGCTAAAGCTTCTAACTTTTTAGCCTTATCTTCTTTTGCCAGTACTGATTTGTCCACCCTAGAAAATTCTGCGGGGGTATCAGATAGCACTTCAAAAGCTGCTTCAATTGATTTGAAATTTTCAGCAATTGCTGACATATCTTGTTTTGAAGCTTTACCTGTTAAAGCATCCTTAATTGCTGAAATCATTGTATCCATTTCGGTAATCTTATCGGCTAATGCCTGTAATGCTACGGTATTGGAATTTGCTACTGGTGCTTCAAAATTTTCATCTGCTTCAGCCTGGGCTGCTGCCATATCTTCATCTGAATCATTAGTATCTGCTTTTATTTTTGCCTTTTTTGTAAAATCTTCATCTGTATCATCAGTGGCATCCTCCATTATTTCATCAATTACCCCGCCTTTTGTAGCGAATGATTGACCGTTTGATAATGTATAATTACCGTCTGGTGCAGGTACGGAGCCTGTAGAACTAGATACTGACACTTTGGTACCTTTAGCATATTCGCCTTCAACTGATACATCTTGTGAACCATCCTTAACTTTTACTGCTTCAAACTTTTGTTCGTTTTGGTAGAAAAGTAAGCCGATAGCTTTAGTTGCATTTTTGATAGTTTCTATAGCTTCTTTTTTTGTCATTTTTGATTTATTATCTCTTATGCTGGTAATAGGTTATTCGTTAGAATAAAATTCTATTACCCGTTATTCACTCTGTCAAGTGCAGCATTAAATTCATTGATTGCTTGCGATAGGTTGATATCATCAATTGTTAGCGTACCGTCACTTACTTGATCTGTGGGGAATAGTTCAAAAATCCCTTCAACGGAAAAACCTTTAATTTGACCTTGTTTAATGGATTGCCATATGGCAGGGTTGTTGACCTTTACTCCTACTATCCAACTGCCATCTGGAGCTTCAATTCCTGTAGGTGCATTGATATTTTTGGAATTATCAACTATGTATGATTGAAATACAAAGGAATCAGCGGGAATAATGGTATGTTCAATATTGGTATTATTGAATAACCCTTTTTGTGCAAACACTTGCGCTATTTGCCTGATGGTATCTTTTGAAAATACTGCGTAAAAATCACCTTTATCACCGTTACGGTAGATAGGCTTATCCGGCAACATTGCTGCACCTAATAATTCCTGTCTTTCATCATTAACTGCGAAGTTTTGAGTTTGATTAAAAGCAATAAAATCACTTTCAATTGCAGGATGTTCTACCAGAGCGATAGCCGACACAAAGCTTTCATTAGCTTCATCTATTTTTAATTCTATTACAGGTAATTTCATTTACCCGGTAATAGGCTAAATATTAAAATTTCTTATATTCGCTTATACCTAAATAAAATCTTATGAACGAAACAAAGGAATTTATAGAGAGAAAAGGAGAAATCATAAAAGAAGCAAAAGAAATACGGATTAAGGCTTTAGCAAGAAAAGATTCCCAATACACATTAGCTTACCGTTATAAATTACTCAATCGATATTTTGGCTCCGCTTCAACATTACTTTCTGCAATTGTCGGAACCGCTATTTTTGGGGCGTTTAAAAAAGAAGACGTTTCCGATGGTGATTATAACACAATAAAACTCATTGTAGGAATAGTCTCTATCGCTGCCACCGGAAGTACTGCGCTTTTGACGTTTGGCAAATTTTCTCAAAAAGCAGAATTATGCAAGAAATCATCTAACGCTTATGAAGCAGTTTCAGGGGATATCAACACATATCTTCATAAATACAATGTTGGCAATCCCTCGAAATTTCAATTCGATGAAGCGATTAAAGATTTGGATTCTATCAAAAAGTCTTTTCAAAAAGTCAATGATTCTGCATCAACCGTGTTTTCAGATAAGCTTTACGAAAAGATGCTATTAAGATATTATGAGGACTTAGATAGTTGACCTTCTATTTAAATACGCTGCCCTGTCCTGTGCGCTTGTAATATCCTTTTCAACTACATAAGCTTTAATAGGTTGTTGCTTTGTGGTATCTGGTTGATTTAATACATTGACGTTTTGAATACCTTGCTGTGCCTGATTTAATACCGTGCTATTTATAGTAGGTGCCTGATAAGATGGTGTAACACCGACTGATGAACCGGCACCCGGTACCTTTACCGATAGTATAGTTTTAATATTGGCTAAACCTGATGCTACGGCAACTCCGGCAGCTAATGCACCTCTTAATGGCGATGATATATCAGGTACAGGCAAAAATTGAGATTCGTAAGCCTTTTGTGCAGATAAATAAGTACTGATCGTAGCACTGGCCACCGCCAGGGCCTTACCCGCTACCGTGTTTTTCCCTGCTATATCAGCTGCTGCTGCTAAACCATCTGATACTTCTTGATAAGTAGCTAATTTGGCATCCTTTTCAGCTTGCGCTAACGCTATTCGAGCTTTTGCACCTTCATCATCTGATTCCTTTGAAGCCTTATTGTAATCAGCATTAATTTTCTCTAACTGTTCGGCATTACCTTGCGCCAAAAACTGTTCTTGTTGATATTGGGCTTTAAGCGCCACTAATTTTGCCTGCCTGATAGCTTCTTCTTTATTGTAAGTATCCTGTGCTGTATCGCCTCCTTGACCTTTTTGTACGCTTGCGCTATTGGCTGTTTCAGCATTGGTTACGCCCACATTGGCATCGTTTGCTGCATTGCTTAGTTGTTCTTCTTTATCAACTCTTTGTGTTTGATATAAACTACTGGCAAAAATCTGGTTAGCTTCATCAGGGTTTGCATTTTTCATTGCATCCTGTGCTTCTTTTAATATTTGCTTACGCTTTTTATCAAATTCTGATAAGGTGTCATCATCGGTTTTTTGTAAATAAGCTGATATCTCATCTGCGTACTTTTTGTTGATTCGGCTTTTAGTAATACCTAATGCCTCTTCTAACGTACTGGCATCCTGACCATACTTTTGAGCAATGGCAATTAATTTCTGATATTTAAAATCGGCATCAGCTAATTCAATATCTCTCTGGCTACGTTTGCCTTCATTGATAACTTTGCCCGCTTCATCTTCACCAGATTTAAGCTTATCTAATTCTGATTTCTTTGCCGCTGCTGCTTTTTCGGCTGCTTCTTTTCTAAGTTTTTCGGCAGCATCCAAACGTTTCTTAATCTCTGCGTTTTGAAGCACAGTAATTTCAGATTCACCATCCAATAATTTCTTTTGGTAATCTTCTGAATCCTTATCTAATAGTGAATTTTTAAGTTGCTGATTTTTTACTTCTAAAGCTGTGGTATTTTCACCTAACGCTTTGCGCTCTTTTATAATGCGTTCGTTAGCATCAACTTCATTTTGAACTCTTACTTTTCGCTCTTCTTCGGCTTGTGATGCTGCTTTATCGGCAGCACCCTCTTTAAAGTTTGCAATAACATTAACATCATTGGCGATTTGCTTTAAACCATCTTGAAAATCTGCGGCTGCTGCCTTGAAATCACCCTTTAAAACATCAATTAAAATCTTAATACCTGTGACGGCTTCGTCAATTGGGGCTTTTAAGAATTTAAGCACCGCTAACCCAACACCGGAAACTATTTGTGATAAATCCTTAAATGTGTCTCCGGCAGTCTTTAATGCAGGGAACATATTTTCCACTGACGTTTTGACCTTATCCCAATTGGCAATTAAGTAAGCTACTGCTGTAATAATTAAACCGATACCAATAGACCATAAAGCGGCTTTAAGCCCGATAGAAGCAACGGTTGCACCTTCTTCGGCTACTGCTACGGCACCCTGTGTTGTAGCCTGTGCTATATTGGCTTCGCTCGCTGCTGCCGATAGTTCCGTACCCGCTGCCAATGCAGCATCATATTGACCTTGTGCTGTTGATAATGCCTCTAACGCTGCCGTTTTTTCTACAGTTGTTTCAATCCCGGTTTGTTGAGCTTCCGACAATGAATTTTCAATATCTGTACCTTCCGTTTTAACAGCATTTAATTCAGTTTGCGCTGCGGTAGCGGCTTCATCTGATGCTACTTCTTCTGTTGAATCTGTGGCCGATGTTGCGGTTGAACCAACACCGGGTACCTGTGGGCTTATATCAACAACTTTTTTGGCTGCCGTTGCGGTAAGACCTAACACATTTATGAATGACTGGTATCCCGCAACGACTTCGTGAATTGAAGAAATAGCGTGAGATAAGGCCAAAATCCCTTGCAAACGAAGCATTACTTCTTCTGCCTTTTCGCCTTTTATACCGAATAAAGCCATTGCCCCGGCTGCGCCAGTCATACCAACGGCTGCACCTTTAGCTATGTTAGCAATCCCGGCTAATTTATTGGAAGGATCATAAGCTTCAATTTGGGTTTTAAAGTCCGCTGCTGCTTCTTTTAATCTGCCTAATTCTTTCGCTCCATCCCTAAATGCCTGTGAATTTCTGCCAGATTGTTGTTCAACCTTTTGAAGTTCTGCGGTTAATTGCCTTATTTGGATTTTATAGGATTGTACATTGGTGGTACCTAAATCCTGTTTACTTACCGCACTGATTTTTTGCCCTAAAGCCGTTATACCTTGTTCGGCCTCTTCTGTATTTAAACCAACATTTATTAATATTTTATCTTCGCTATCGTCAGCCATAAGTACCAGTATTTAGCAGGTAATAGGTTGAACGGCATTAATATTCATTACAAAAGACTGCCTAATGTAGTGGTACAACTGTACGTTGCTGTAATAACACCGCTAACGGTTTGATAAGATGTAAATTTAGTTGCGTACCATCCATCAGGCACCAATATTACACCATCAGCATCCTTAACAATAGTTCCAATACGTGGGTAAGGATCAGAAATTTGATAATTTATAAGATTTGGCGGAAACTGGTTTGCGGACTGGCAAGTAACGTATTGATTTGCACCGCCAATAAAATAGGCATCATAGGTGGTTGCTGATATAGAAGACGTTAAACCAGTTGCTATAATAGTGGTTGATTCATTGGTTTCATAGATGGTGGTACCATCAGAGTAATAGCCATTATAACCTCTTACAGTTTGCCCTGATAAAGTATAAAACAAGGTTGAACCAGTTGATAAATTACCAGAATCAGTATAGTAGGTGGAAGTTGTTGCCGTATTGGCATAGGCCGGGATAAAACCATAGCCTAGAGTAAATGTAGTGCCAGTATTTACACAAAGAGCGTAAGTACTAATATATGTTTGCCCATATGCCATCATTTCCGCAATCGCCATATTGTCGGCATCGGTTTGTGATGCTAAAGAGTTATATTTTCCATAGGGAACAGCATACAAAAATGATTCACCGGTATAACCTGTCGGACAGCCTGTTTTCGTAAAATACATAGACTCTGTATCGTTGTAGAATCCACCAAATGCTGTATTTGAATCCCTAATATAGGCTGTTTGAAGCATAACGGTAGCCGGTTCAGTTTTATTGGAATATTCGACTGATAGCAACTTAAAATAATTGTGGCCCAACACCGTATCTAAGTATATAGGTTTGGTGAAATCCAAGTTTTGAATATCAAGTTCATTTAAATATGCCGAAACCTGTACCACTCTGGTATTACTATCGGTTAATTCTGTAATATAATCGGCATAATATCTATCATATAAGGTTTTCTTCCCTGAACCATAAGATGATAATATTCCACCATTTGTATAAAAAACCTGCAACGGTGTACCAAATGTCAAATCCGCAAATTCACCATCAGAGGATATAGTAAATTCGTTAACTTCTGCGTACTGACTAAATGTATAAGCAGAAACGTTGAGCGCATCAATAGAAGAAAAATAATAAGTTTGGGTTGACGCACTCAGTGAGATCGTACCAATTTCATAGGCCGGGCAATCAACTAAACTATTATAAAATAATATTCGTGGAACTGTAACTTTTACTTTCTTTAAGTTATTGGTATCCAATTCCCATAGGTATGGTACATTTCTGTTAGCATAATTTGCTACAGGCGTTGATCCAAATATTAAATCTAAAGACTTATCGCTGCCATTGGTCGTGCCTGTTAATATTAAGTTACCGTAAGTATCACCAAATCTTTCTTTATATAAAAGACTAAAATAATCTGTATCATCTGTAAAATTAAAGGTATATAAATCGAAGAGGTCTGATACAGGTGTTTGTGTAATAGAACTGTTATCAATCTTATTACTCCAATCGATAGAATTTTCAATTATGTTAACAGGGGTAAAATTTGAATAAAAATCGTTATATGGTATAAAAATGATGTTTTTAGGATTATTTAAATCCGGGTAAACATATAAGTTAAACATATTTATATACGACTTTATAAAATCAGTTTGGGAAATTGTCTGTGTGTTCTGGCCTACCAATATAGCGGCATCCCCAATCTTTACCGTTACCTGTGAAGTTGATGAATCACTACCAAATTGGGCTTGTGCGGTTAGAATAGTTACGTTAAATACTTCGGCTTGCGCACTATCTATGTATATGGCAAAAGCCATTTCTGAACCCTCTTCAAAATCATTTGTTAGCGTTAGGTTTAGTGTATCTGGTGGATATGTTATTACCACTGGATGTGTTGTTACCACAATTTCAGAAGTTGAACTGTAGGTTTTGGTTACTTCTGCAATGCTGTTAAACTGCCCTAAGTCGGTTGAACGGTATAAACATTGGAATCTGTAAGTAGCGGAACCATTAATAAACTGTGCAGCTTGAAATGTAACAGATGCTGTAACTGTAGTACTGATCTTATTATTAAAGACAATCTTTTCCCCGCCTATGACACTGGTTGAAATTATGGTTTGACCAGTACCACCTGTGGTAGTCGTATCAAAACCAACTAAGTTATTATATTCAGTTCTATTGTTAGTTGAGTCGTAATGTGTTTGTTTACTGCCGTTATATGTTTGCGGGTTGCTTGTTTTTGTAACTCCAAATATAATATATGGCTGTAGGGTATAGCTAAAATCACTATCGTTATTTGGAACAATACACTTATTAAATTCCTCAATAAAGGCGGTACTGCCCGTTACCGTATAGGTGTATGTATCAGTAAGCCCTGACTGGTTAAAAATTGCATTAAAATATTCTCTAACAAAAAAAGCCGGGCGAAAATTACGGTAATCCATTAGATTATCGAAGGCCGTGTCATCTGTTATGCCTTCACCATAATCAATACACGGATATACATATCCTTCACCTATATTACCCGCAATAGTATTACCACCATTTACATATGTATTTGACCAGCTGTTAACGATATTTTCAATATCATAAGTATGGTTAAATTGCGAAAAGTCTAAATCTGAAATGAGACTATTTTGTATCTGTTGAAACAACCCAATTGCGTAACCTTCAATATCGCAATCATAATTAATATTACCCTGTGCATCCCGGCTTGTAGAAATAAAATTAAGTTGTCCTTCAAGGATTAAGGTTGAATTTTCATAGACTTGACAATCAATAGCCTTAGTTATGTCAAAATTGAAAAGAATTGGCAGGGAAATAGATTCGTCAACATACCTGTTGAAATTTGAAACATTGCCAAAAATGATATTATTATTTTTAGTTCCCTTGAATGATATAGTTTTGGTTATAGCATCCTTTCGTGTTGTTATGTCCGCAATATCAGCAACTTGAAAGGTTGTAGAAAAATCAATTCCTTCACAGTCTAATTCTGCATAATTACCAGTTGAACCAGTAGTTGAATCTATTAAAACTATTTTATAATAATCATTCTGTATCATACCCCTTTTTATTAGGTAATGGGAAAGAGCTGATTATATTTTTTACTTTTGAGGACTAAAAACTGTAAGAATGGCAACATCTAAAGAAGAAAGCACACTTGAAAAAGTAGAAAGAGAATTACAAGCATATATTGATAAGAAATCAAAATTCGAAATTGATAAGCAAAGCGAATTAAATGACCTATCTAAAGAATGGGCTATTAGGAAAAGTGAAATTGATAAAAAGTATGATACCGCTGAATTAACGGAAGATATTAAAAGACATACCTATTTCTTGAAGCTGTTGAAGGGTGAAATTGCTATCCCAGATGATTTAAACGCTAAAAAAAACAAATCAAAAACATCGACAACTGCTAAGGCACCTAAAGCGCCCGCAAAATTTACTGTACCACGTACTTATGATGAAGCTAAGAGCGATAATCAGAAAATTTACTTTGCGATATCCGAATTAGGTTCGGGTACTATACCGGAAATATTGGTTAAGGCAAATAGCTATGGTGCTTCATTTGACACTAAACAAACCAGTAATGCAGTTAACAATCTTAAAAACAAGTTTCAGGTTGTTATAAAAGATGGAAAAGTGGGTAAGGCATTAAAGTATAAGGTTGCCTAATTACTTTTCTGGTGGTATTGCGGGATTATAGGATTTTTCCTTTTGCATTTTTTCCCAATCCAAAAATTCCCTATTTAATTTTATATTTTGTTTTTCTACCTGTTTTAGTTGTAAAATCAATAATTTGTCTTGCGGAACTTGTATTTTGATATACCATAAAGCCAGACCGGGTATAAAAAGTAAAATACCGGTAAATAAAAGAAAATTTATATAGACTATCGGTCGGGAATGGCAAATTGAACATTGGAGAAGGTTTTTAAATTAAACCCTAAAATACAATTTTCAATTAAAAGAATATCGCTGAAAAAGTATCGTTAAAGTCATCATATGTGCTATTAATAGCATCCCCGCTTGCAACAAATTCAATTTCTAATCTATTTAGCGAAGTTGTATATCGGCTATTCAAAACCGGGTAACTGTTACTATTAACCTGCACGGGCAGGAAAGAAGCATTAGGTAGCTTAACAAACACTTTTGCGCTTTGCATTAATTCCTTTAGCCAGATACATTCATAGTCCGTTAGAGCGGCTGAAATGGCTTTATAAGTACTTACGCTGCTTACATTTATAGTTTCATTGTCTGGGTTAAAAACCCCGTTTTGGTTGTCTGTATATTTACCGTTACCATCGATGGAAAATGAATTTTTAGCTATGTTGGTTTTCGTTACAGCAACGGATTCACGGGTATTATAAAAGGTATAAGAATCAAAGCCCCCTGACCTATTCCAAAACAAAACTTCTATCGGGTATTTTAAAGTACCCTCTGATCTATAGCGGTAGTTTTTTAATATTGATCTTGCCGTATTACTTGAATCGAAAATTTGAACCGTAAAATTATTTACTGTGCTGAAATCAATATTGAATACTCTGGTTAATGATGCAGGGCTTATGTCTATCCGGGCCGCTGTAGTTGATCCGCTAAGGCTTACTGTATAAGTGTTTGAACCTAAAGCACCATAGGTTGAAATATTTGCAGTATTGGCAACACCATCATTTAAAAAATAAAGATACTCGCTGCTGTTAGCGTTTAAAGGAATTAGATCAGGTTTATTGGTTAAAAAATAAGCAGAGGTTGCGCCAGTAGTCATAACATACTGCGGATAGTTGAAATTTCTAAATTGTACTTTGTCTAATGCACCGTTCCAAGCATAAAATATTCCAGTTGTAGAAGTGGTACCGTCAATAATAGTACCGTTAGAATAAAGCTTTTCAGTAATTGTTAATTGATATGGTTGAATAACATTTGCGACAGGTTCAACCAAATTGTTCGATGGTAATAACTGGTAATTAACGCAATTGGACAGGATACTTGAAAGGTCGGTATAACTGCCCATACGATTATCCGGTGTTGTATAAATCTTCAAATTAGCAATAATATCTTCTTCGTCATCAGTTAATAGCACAGTAAAATATTGGATGTTACTATTATCTGATGAGACTTGAAATATAATTGGATTATTTACCGGGGAGTATTTGTTAGGTTGCTGTGGAAACGAAATCATTAGCCTATTTTTATAGAGGTAATATGCCAACGATAATAAATACCCCAAGGCTCAATTTCCCATTCGCTAAGGCTTTTTTTAAAAAATTCTTAATGACTATCTGGTTGTTGTAACAAACAATTAGATTCTTTTTAAAGAGGCTAATTGGGTAAATTTAGATAACTTAAAAATGAATTTATGTCAATAGAAGAAATTAAATTAGAATGCTTAAAAATGGCTGAGAGAAACCCTAAGGAATGCGGGAATAAGACTATTTTAGAAATAGCCGAATTACTTTATAATTTTATTAGTAAATAGTTATAAACTTCCGAAAAATAGTTTAGGCTCAACATATTTTTCAAGAGCTATTGTATAGATATCTATTTCTTTGTTATCAGGCGTTAAACAATGAGAATACGTATCTCCAACTTTAAACAAAAAGATATAAATGATATCTTTATTATTTTTTAATACGATTTTATCCCCTGCAGTGAATTCTTGATTTTCCATTTTCTAAAGTAAGTAATTAAAGTTGTTGTAACAAAACAAGATAAAGAAATGCAGTTACAACAATATAGGATAAAGAAGTAAGAGGAAGGTATGTAAATTAAATTGTGTAGACTATTGTATGTATAATAAATTTTTGTTTATATTTGTATTAAGGATTAACA